AAGGAACATGGCCAAGATTTATATTAAACGCAGATTATTTAGTAGTCGGTGGTGGTGGGTCTGGTGCAAAATGTGGAGCTGGTGGTGGTGCTGGAGGCTATAGAGCTTCTGGTTACGGGCCAAGTCCATTACAAGGCAGTGCTATAGAAATAGCACCAGGTCCTTATACAATTACTGTTGGAGGTGGAGCTGCTGGAATTCCTACTTGTACATCTCCCCCAGCACCTAATTTAAATGGTAATAAAGGAAATTCTTCAACTTTTTCAACAATAACATCAGCTGGAGGTGGTGGAGGTATTGGTAGTGGTAACCCTTCTAGTCCAGGTGACTATCCTGCAGCAGCAAGTGGTGGATCTGGTGGTGGAGGAAATGGAGATAGTTATGGAACTGCTGCTGGAGGAGCAGGTAATACACCTCCTACAGATCCTCCGCAAGGAAATCCAGGTGGATCAAGTGGAACAACTCCAGGTGGTTACAAATCATATGGTGGAGGTGGTGGTGCAGGTGCAACCGGTGGATCAGGTAATACTACAACAGCTGGTGCTGGTGCCGTGGGTGTCCCTAATGATATAACAGGTAGTGCTACTTCTTACGCAGGTGGTGGTGGAGGTGGTGGAATTAATTTAGGTTTAGGTAGTGCTGTTGGTCCAGCTTCTCCTTGTGGAACTGGTACTGCGGGAATACTTGGAAATGCTAATAGTTCTAATGCTCCTGCGAATAGAGGTGGAGGATCTGGTGGTGGTGGAGTAAGTAATCCACATACATTACCAAGAGGTGGATCAGGAAATGGTGGACCAGGTATTGTAGTTATAAGAGCACCAAGCGTAGTTTCATTTTCAATTTCACCAGGATGTTCAGGTTCAACATCAACTCACCCTGGTGGAGATAAGATAGCAACATTCACAGCCTCTGGAACATTGACAGTTTCTTAATAAATGTTATATTAAGTTCATAAAGATATATGAACCTTACAAACTATTATTGGTATTTTCAATCAGCTATACCCTCTCGTATATGTGATGACATTGTAAAATATGGTCAACAACTTCAAGATCAAATGGCAGTTACAGGTGGTTATGGTGATAAAAAATTAAATCAAAAAGAAATAAAAGATTTAAAAACAAAACGAGATTCTAACATTGTTTGGATGAATGATAGATGGATTTATAAAGAAATACAACCCTATGTTCATCAAGCAAATGCAAATGCAGGTTGGAATTTTGAATGGAATTTTAGTGAGTCTTGTCAGTTTACAAAATACAAAAAAGGTCAATACTATGATTGGCATTGCGATAGTTGGGATAGACCATATGTAAGACAACAACCTAATGATCCATCACATGGTAAGATTAGAAAATTATCGGTAACAGTAACTTTATCAGATCCAAAAGATTATAAAGGTGGTGAGCTAGAATTTGATTTTAGAAACTTAGATCCTGATAAACCTA